CGCAAAGCGCCTAGCGCTCCAGACGCGTGACGAGCTCGACCTCGCGCTTGCCAAGGCCTCGGCCCCTGACGACAGTATGAGCGATGAGCAGCTCCTATCGATCATGGTGCAGGCCATCGCCTCGCTACCGGCTCAGCACCTCGAGCGGCTGGAAGATGCGATCGGCATCCGACGTGGCGCTCCGCCCGTGCGACTGGTTGAGACTGCTTGAAAAAAAGTGCGCTAATCTCCTTGCCACTAGAATAGCGGTGCGCTAATCTATTCATGTCGGGGGGCGATGAAGCCCACGACGAAGAAGGAGACAAACACAATGGCCACCAAGACCTACAGCATCTGGTTCCGCGACGCCCACACCCCGACCCGCATCTACCGCGGCGCCAGCCACTTCACCGACCGCGCGCTCGCGGCCAAGGTGTCCACCGGAACGGACGGCATGCTCTTCCTCGAAGGCGCCTATCGTAACGTCTACGGTGGCCTCGTCCTTCCGGCCAATGTCAACCGCGCAGCCGCCGAACAGATGAACAGCGAGCTGCTCGGGTGAGCCGGGGGGGCTCCCGCCCCGGCGCCGGTCGCCCTCGGAAGTTCTCCGAGGGGGCCGCGGTGCCGCGCACGATCCGGCTCCCCGAGGTCGTGTGGGTGGCGTTGCAGGAGCGCGCGGACGACGAGGGCGTGTCGCTGGCGCAGCTGGTCGCCTCTCTCGCGAGGACGGCTTGATGAAAGCGTCCGACCTTTCCGACGAAGGGATCTTGTCGGTACTCCGGCAGCGTTGCGGAGTGTGGCACACTCACTTCCCATCGACCGGCGGCGTGATGCCTCGTGTTTACGATCCGTCGTTTCCTGATGCTCCGCGAAAGGTGCTGCTCGCGAAGTTGCGGTCAATGTGCCGAAGAGGACTTATCCGCGGCTGCGCCTGTGGATGTCGTGGCGATTGGCATGTGGACGACAAAGGATGAATACCCCCCCGGAGTGTTCGGCCTGTCCAGGCTGGAGAGAGAAGGAGCGCGACCTGTTCAACATGCGCGGGACGTTCCGGATCATGGAGCGCGAGCAGATCGCCGAGTGGCTTAAGGACGAGAGCGAGCGGCTAGACGAGCCGGCGCTCTACGCCGCGGCAGAGCGCATCCTTGCGTTCGCGCACAAGGTGAAGCGGTGAACCTCTCCGCTCTCGCCACGGCGACGAACACGCTCGCACGCCGGGCCCACGCGGACCCGCTGGCCTACTTCCGGCCGACGCCACCGCAGCTCGCCTTCCTCTCGAGCAACCATCCGATCCGGCTGCTCCGCGCCGGGAACCAGCTGGGCAAGACGTGGGCGGGCCTCGCCGACTGCATCTATCGGTGCCTCGGGTCGCACCCGTACACGCTGGTCAAGGCCGCGCCTATCGAAGCGTGGGTCGTGGTCGTGTCGTGGGAGCAGAGCCTCGCCATCCAAGGCAAGCTCTGGGCGCTGCTGCCGAAGGACGCGATCGAGGACGACTGCGAGTACACGCCGGGTAAGGGCTTCCGCGGCAAGGTGCCGATCGTCCGCTTCAAGAACGGATCCGTGCTCCGCATCCGCACGGTCAACCAGGGCGCGCTCGCGCTGGCCGGGTCGACCATCGACTACGTGCTGATTGATGAGCCTCCGCCGGAAGAGATCTGGTCGGAGCTCGCCGCGCGCGTGCTTCGGCAGCGTGGGCGCATCGCCATCACGCTTACGCCGATCGGGCTCCCGCTCGGGTGGATGAAGCGCCTCGTCGAGGAGCAGGTCGTTCAGGACCTTCACTTTCCGCTGACGGTTGAGAACACGACGCCGATCGGTGGGCGTCCGCTCCTCGAGCAGAGCGACATCGACAAGCTTACGTCGCAGGTCCTCCCGCAAGAAGTCGCGCAGCGCATACACGCCGAGTGGGACTCGGGCTGGACGGAGGGGAGAGTCTTCCGCATGTTCGATCCGGGGCAGCACGTGAAGGCAGACGCTCCCGTGGGCGAGGCCCTCATCGGCGTGGGCATCGATCACGGGACCGAGGCCGGCGCTCAGGTGGCGGTCCTCACTGCTCTGGTCCGCGACGCGGGCGAGGGGCACCCGAAGATCTGGGTCCTCGACCAGGTCGTGAGCGACGGCATGACCACGCCAGATCAGGACGCCGCGGCGATCCTCGGGATGTTGAAGCGGTGCGGTCTTCGGTGGGAGAACGTGGACCGGTGGGTCGGCGACCGTAAGGTCTACGGGAAGAAGAACGGGTCGCTCAAATCGAACGCCATGCTCGGCTCCGCGTTCGAGCGGGCGCTTCGACTCCCCACGGGAAGCCTCCCATTTAGGATCAACACTGCGTACAAACCTCGAGGCTCGGTCTTCGAGGGCTATCGCGTGCTCTCCGCGGCGATGCTCCGCGGGGACTTCTCGATCAACCCGCGGTGCCGCGGGCTTATTGACGACCTGCAGAAGTTCGACGGCCGCGAGGCGAGCGAGCACAAGCACAGCATCGACGCGCTCAGGTATTGTCTGGAGCTCTACACCCGGCGACTTTACCAGCCGAGTACGATAAGACTAGGCTAGTGGGGGGTCCATGTACGCTTACACGCAGATGCCGCAGCCGCCGTCTCCGACGAACCCAGAGGAGGCGTCGCGGTGGGAGCACACCCGGCACCGCCGCGCGTTGATGGAGGGACGCTGGCAGCGCCTCCTCGAGGACCGGCTCCAGATGCAGCTCGGCAGCACGCGTCGGCAAGCCTGGGGGGTAAGTGACGTAAGCACCAACGCCTTTAAGGTTGTGGCTAGCGAGCTAGCGACCCTATATGACGCCCCCCCGGACGTTTCCCACAACACGGCTGGCGCGGCTGTTGACGAGCTCTGCGGGTCGAATGGCCTGATCGCGCGTGCGGGGCTGTGGCCCCAGATGGCGCGCTTTCAGTCGATGGTGATCGCGCTCCGCGAGATGTGGATGCGGATCGATGTCGAGGACGGCCGTCTGATCTACCGTCCCGTGTCCCCCGATATGACGATCGCCGAGGCCGACCCTAGCCGGCCGACGACGCCGCTCGCCTACGCCGAGATCCGGCTGCGGCACATTCGCGGAGAGGCGCAGTGGGCCTACGATGTCCTGGACATTCGCGACCCGGCGAACCCGTCCTACACGGTGCGCCTCGCGAAGGACACGGGCATGGGCGAGGACGTGACCCTCGAGGTCCTCGGCGGCACGTACTCCGGCGACGCGTACCCCTACCGTCGCGCCGACGGGACGCCGATCCTCCCGGTCGTGCTCTACCACGCGTCGCTCTACGGCGATCGGCTCTTCGATGCGTTCAACGGCGTGGAGCTCTACGAAGGCAGTCTCAACCTCGCCGTCTACTACAGCTTCCTCGCGCACACGCTCCGCGACGCGTCGTTCCCCCAGCGGTACGCGATCGGCGTGCGTATCGCCGGGTCGGATATGGTCGACGGCGGGTCGCGTGGGCAGCGGGTCGAGGTCGTGACCGACCCGACAACGATCCTCATGCTTGACGCGGCCATGGAACAGCAGCCGCAGGTCGGGCAGTTCGTGGCAGGCGCGGACGTGGAGAAGATCGAGGCGACGATTGCGGCGATCGCGCACCGCTTGGCGACCGACGCAGGCCTCGCGCCGACCGACCTTCAGCGCACCTCGGGCAGCGCGAAGAGCGGGTACGCCATCAGTCTGTCCTCCGAGGGTAAGCGGACGGCGCAAAGGAAGTACATCCTCCAGCAACGCGACGCGGACGAGCGCCTAGTGGCGATCTCGGCGACGCTCTACAATCGGGCCATGGGCACGCAGTTCCCAGAGGGCGGGTATTCGGTGCACTACCGCGAGATCCCGCTCTCGCCCGAGGAGCTCGCCAGCCGGCGCGCGCACGCCATGGAGATGATGGAGGCCGGCCTTATGGACAAGGTCGAGGCGCTGCGGCTCTTCGGCTCGCTGACCCACGAGGATGCCGTCGTGCGCCTTGAGCAGATCGCCGCGGCGAAGATGGCAGAGTCTCGGATGGTAAGCGCGTCGCCGGCCGCGGAAGAAGGAGACTTGGAGGTACGACCGGCGACGGCCGCACCCGATGTATCCCCCGCGCACGCGGAGGCTATGTCCGAGGTCGGCGAGGAGCTCGACGCAGCCGAGGAGGCCCTGGCCGCTCTCGACCTGGACGAGGCGAACGCTGCCGTAGTGGCGGCGGTCATCGAGAGCCTCCGCGAGGCCCGCGGCTACCTCGGGATCGGCCCGAAGGTCGAGGCTCAGGTCGAGATCCACGACGACATGGAAGAGGACGAGGCGACTACCTAATGCCGTTCATCAGCGAGAGGCAGCGCGACTATCTCAAGCGTGAACACCCCGAGGTGTACCGGCGCTTCTTGCGCGACGAACGCGCGATGGGGTTCGAACTCCGCGCTCCCGTCGAGGTTGCTGCCGTCGCGAAGCGGGGGCTCGAGAACCGGCGCAAGTACGGCCGAGGCGGTACGCTCGTCGGTGCGCGTCGCGCATCACAGCTTGCCGGCCGCGAGGTCGTGAGCATTGAGACGATCAAGCGGATGGTCAACTACTTCACGCGGCACGCGGTGGACCTCGAGGCGCCAGCCGCACAGCCAGGGCACCCGGACTATCCGAGCCCCGGCCGGATCGCGTGGGACCTGTGGGGCGGTGCGCCCGGCAGGGCATGGTCACGACGACAGCTAACGGTATGGGAGCGCGTGCAAGCCGCACGCGAGGAGGAAGAATGAGCGAAGAAGGAACCACGACCACGACCACGACCGAGGGCGGCGACAGCGGAGCGGCAGCGCGCATCCGGCAGCTGGTCGCTCGCGTCAAGGAGCTTGAGGGCCGCGTCGGCGAGCTGACGCCGCTGGCCGAGAGCGCGGAGAAGTATCGGGCGCAGGTCGACGAGGTGAAGGCCGCGAGCAAGGCCGAGCGCGAGGCGCTCCGCATCGAGCGCGAGATCTCGGCCGCGGGGATCACCGACGCCGAGGGCATGGAGTACGTGCAGCACGCCTACAGCCGACTTCCCAGCGAGGGCCGTCCTCCGCTCGCCGAGTGGCTCGGCAACAAGGACGGGCTCCCGAAGGCTGTGCGCGCGTACCTGCCCGAGGCAGCGCCCGCGGCTACCCCGGCGCCCTCGGCTCCCGCGACGACGGCAATGCCAAAGACGAATGCCGGCACGGTCACGCAGACGCCACCGGCTACCACCACGTGGACGCCCGAGTCGATCATGCGCCTCACGCCGGCCGAGTACAAGGCGAACGCGGCCGCCATCCAAGCAGCGATCCGCACGCCTTGACAGTCTGTCACGGAGCGGCGTAAGGTAGCCGTGGGAGGACACTCCCACGCGCTCGGGGCGAGCTCCCGTAAAAAACGATAGGCGCGGCAAACCTCGAACCTCTTTAGGAGGCCATCATGGCCAATATCGATTTTGCCGCTCTCGACGGCAACGCTCGCGTCGCTGCGGTCCTGTACCAGTCCATCGTGATGAAGCTCGCCGACACCGGCAGCCTCCGCAACGCGCCCTGCTTCCTCAACGTCGGGTCGGTCAACGGCAGCGGCTCCGACTCCATTCAGGTGCCCGTGGTCGGCCTCAACGGGACCGACATCATGAGCGCCCCCGGTGACGGCGTGAGCGTCAGCAACACCTCCATCACCTCCGCTGCGGCGACGGTGGTCGTGGCTCGGCAAGCCCTCCGATACGACCTTAGCGACTTGGCGCGCGTATCGAACTCCGTGCCCGGCGGCGTGGACCTCGAGGGCTTGAGCAACGCGATGGTCGCGGCCTTTAACGGCCGTTTCAACCAGCTCGCGTGCGCGCTGTCCTCGGGCTTCTCCACGCAGGTCGGCAGCACGGGCGTGGACATGACCACGGACACGTTCTACAGCGCGATCTTCGCGCTGCAGCTGCAGAGCGTTACTGGCATGTACGACTGCATCCTCCACCCGCAGCAGTACAACGACCTGATGAGCAGCCTCCGCGCGGAGACGGGCCCGGGTCAGTACCTCCCCGCCAACCAGGCACAGACTTCCGCGCTCGGTTCGGCGTTCAAGGGGGAATTGTTTGGCGTCCGAGTGCATGTGTCCTCATATGTGCCGACGGCCAACAGCTCGGCAGACTACCGGGGCCAGATGCTCGGCAACGGCGCCATCGCCTACGCCCTCGGCACCCCGGCGCCCATCGCGGCGGCGGGCGGCGTGGTCATCCCGGCGGGCGCCCCGGTGGCGGTCGAGTGGGAGCGTGACGCGGCCTCGGGTCTCACGAAGGTCGTGGGCAGCGCCTTCCTCGGCGTGGCCGAGCTGCAGGACCTCAAGGGCGTTGGCATCGTCAGCGATCTGTGATGGTCGGCTAGGCTCTGCCTAGCGCCGAGGCGTGTCCGTGCTTATGGTACGGGCACGCCTTCGTGCGTAAGGAGACTCATCAATGGCTGCGAACTTCAGTTCATCGGACGGCGGCGCATTCGCCGCGCAACCTGCCAGCCGCCCTCAGGGCATGGCCACCATGCTCAACATTCCGGGCAACGCGGCGTGGTGGTACACGCACCATCCGGGACATTGGCAGTGCGTTGAGGGCGAGTGGCTCCCCGACCTCGGGCAGATGCTCGCGATCCCCGGCCTCAACAGGGTCGACAAGAATGGCGACACGGCGCTAACTGAGGTCCATCTCGGCAAGAAGGGCATCACGATCATCCCCTGGGAGGTTGAGCCCGGCGGCTACTGCGTGCAGTACGCCGGCAGCAACGGTCCCGTCTTCCTCTCGAAGTGGGAGAAGCCGAAGCTCGTCGCCGGTCAGGTCCGCATGAGCACCGACCCCGAGGGCTACCGCGCCTTTCTGCGGCGCCTCGTCGCGGACGGCATCATCAAGATCCCCGACCCCGACTTTATCGGCGTGATCATCGAGCGTCAGGAGCGCAT